CAGACCAGTCAATACCGGAAGGCATGACAGCAAGGAGAGCCTCGTAGTCAGACTTACCGCACTCTTGGTACGGTGCCTGTTGGTACGTGTGTTCGTTGTACGGCAGGAAAGAAACCCCACTCATCTCATCGAAGTGTTCGTACACAAAGGCCCCAACGGTAAGCCACTCATCCCCTCTCACGTTGATAGTAACAGAGGGCTTATGCTCACACCAATGACGCTGGTACATCAACCACATCTTCAACTGGTCGATAGCTGACAGGTCCTCAGTCAGTACTGCATTCTCTGGGGCTTTGATAGGGAAGGAGAACACAGTCGTAGTATCAGGCTTCATGACGCAAGGTTCATACGGGAAACCTTCTGCCTTCATGAACTGTGTCAAGGGGTCCTTGTTGTCTCCTCTCACAGTACGGATGTAATACCGACTATGGCGAGCGTGGATACCACTAGCAGAATCCACAAGCTGAGAAACCGTTCCGCTTGGCTTAACGCAGGTAACAGCGGTTGAAACAGGGATACCCAAGCGATCAGCCCACTGAGCGTTAGTATCAACAGCAACAGAGCGGAGGTGTTCAAGGGTCTTCTCCAATCCTTCATTCTTCAAAGTAAGAAGCGGGTTGTCCATAATACCAGTCAGAGACACACCAAGCAGACGCTCAGCCTCAGTGTTCTTCTGCCAAATCTTGCGCAGGTAGGGGAAGTGTGTAAGAGTTGACTGAATAGTACCAAGCACAGTAGCAAGTTTTACCTTACGCTCAAGGTCTTCGATACTGTCAGTGGCACGAACAACGACCTCCGTCAGGTTACAGAACTGGTAAGGACGAAGGATAATCTCGGAGCAAGGGTTGGTACCAAACTCCCAGTTAGTGTCCCGGCGACCATTCTTACCTGCCTGTTTAGTGGATGCCTTCCTGTTGAAGATACCCCGCTCACCTGAACCAGACTCAACAAGTGCCATCCATTCACGCATGAAGGACACAGCGTCAGGCTTCTCAGTGTAGGCCACAGAGTTGTTAGCCAAGGCACGTTGAGGTTCGTTCTCCCACCATGCACCAGACTTGGCGTGACGCATACGATCATCCGAAAGATTACTCAGAGAAATCATAGCGGATCGACGTACACCACCTACGACAACTACCTCACCGATCTTGCACATGATGTCATGGCATTCGATAGAGGACAGCTTACGTTCCTGTGCGCCCTTAAACTTAGAGACAACAAAGTTGAAGAGGTCAACGAGAGGTGCAGGACCAGAGGCACGTCCACCAAATGTCTTGAGCTTAGCACCCGCTGGACGTACAAGTGACACATCCCACTTAGGAATTTCACCGCTGTAGAGGAGTGCAATCAGTTGACGCAGAGCCTTAGCCCAACCTTCTTTGCTATCCTTAACCACGATGGTAGTCTCACTGTCGAAGAGTTGAGGAACCTCGGGGAGTTTGTTGACGAACTGACGCTCAACGGAGAAGCCGACACCAGTCCCACAAAGCAAGATAAACATAGCCTCATCGAAACTCTTAGGATCATCTACGGGTAGGTACGAACAGTTATACCCAGCCGTATTGTCACGCTCAAGGGCAGGACCAGCAGTCATCATGGCCCGCATGGAAGGCATAACCTCAAGACCAAGGATTGCCTGTTTGATATCCTCGTAGATATCCCAGTCCAGCCCATCGTTCAGAGGCTTAGCCACTACGTTATCCATGTAGCGTTCAACAGTCTCAGGCCATGTCTCCCGGCGCTGCTCATCGTCCAGCCATCGTGCATAACGGCTGGTGTGAATGAAGGCTTGGTAGTCAGTAGGTAGGTAGTTGTTCATTATTATTTCTCCAGCAGGTCAGTTAGGTCAGGTGCCTTATAGTTGGGACCCTTCATAACCTTCCCGTCTTCTCTCTTAATTGGTTTACCGTTCTCGTCTAGCTTGGACATGTTACTGTTGTGTACCCTAGTAAAAGCAACAGCAGTAGTATACTCCCCGTATCTTTCGAGACCTTCTTGTAGCGCGCGTTCTACCCTACCTATCAGCTTTGATATGTCCTTTATCTCATCGTCTGGAGTAAGAGCACCAAGCCCATCATAGGTTGTTAACTCTAGTCCAATGAAAACGTAGATAAGGTCACAGTACTCTTTCAGGTGGGCAGCAGTTCCGGGCTTCTCTGCTTGCAGTTCTTTCAGTTCTTCCTTGTTTAGTTTAACCCATAGCCGGGGGTCAAGGGATGCACCGAAACTTTTGATGAACTGCTTTAGTGCTGCGTGAGGGGTTATCGTTTCCTCTTGCAGGTCTTGTAGGTCTTCTGCTGTAAGCATGTCAGTCTTTCTCTTTTAGAACTTCTATGTCTAGTATCTCAACGTCATCTATATCGTAGATGGTTTGCCGTAACAAGTCCTCAATGTCTTCATAGAAGAAGTCACTGTCAGACCCAAGGAAGTTTGCGTCTCTATCTACGTAGAGGTTTATTGTTATTTCGAACTGCATGATCTTACTCAGGATATAGGGGACGCCTAGTTATACTCTACCAGATATGTTTGTCAAGCTCTTCATGAATACTCCCTTCGTAACGTCTCAGTTGAGACAAACTGTGGTTCGTATACACCATCGGATATATTTCTCTTGATGATGATACCCGACCACCACTCGCCGTTAGCTTGCCCAGCCCAACTCTCCGCAGCGCCCTTGAAACACCCGGCGACAAGGCCGATAGCGCCTTTACTGCCCGCATCATCTTTGAAATACATATCGCGTTTGTGACTGTGACCAACAGTGCAAGAACGAAACCGCTTGTTGAGTAGCCCATAAGCATGGTGAAGGCCAGACATTGCGCTGCCGTAATTGCCACTAGCGATGTAATGAGAGTAGTCGATGCCATTGTAATTAGCGATTGCGGGGGCTGAATTAGAGTACTCATGGTACTCATCGAACCAGTGGTCTGTGTTGAGGTGCTTGAAGGAGATGCCGTAGTTTGTCCCTTCGAGCCTTGGGTCTTTCGATATGGCGAGTTTGATGCGGTGCTCATGGTTCCCCTCGAAGCCAAAGAATGCAGGACGCTTCCTCTTGTGCTTCTTGAAGAGGTGTCGCATCCTTTCCTGTGCGTCATTGTAACACACAACGTCAGCCTCATAGCTCTGTGCTACGATAGCTGTAGGTCTTGTCGTATCGTAAGAGTTAAGGCTACGCATGTCAGCGCCATCCCCTAAGTCTACAACGTAGTCAGGACGAATGTCGTAGAGAAGTTTACCTAACCAGTCGAACCGTTCGTTCGATACCTTGGGGTCCGCATGAGCGCATGTGAATACTACTGCTGTCTTACCCATTGATACCTGCTCCTTTGAGAGAGGACAAGTTAAGCTCTTCTTCTAGCCACTTATCCGGTATTGTTTTATCTGCGAACATGAAGCCTTGCCTCTTGCACCAGTCCGCGTAGCTAGTCTTAGAACCTTTGTAGAGTTTAGCACGTGAATTAGAAAACACGAAACGAATATCTAACTCTGGTCTTTGCTTCTTGATTTCTACATGCTTTCGTCTGTCTTCACTGGTGAACCTACCCTTCGTCTCTACGATGATACCATTCCATAGAACGAAGTCAGGTGTGTACTTCCTGTGCTTGAGGTCAACCCACGGTATCTTGTGCTTCTCGTACTCGTAGGAGATACCCTTCGCTGTAAGTTCAGCAGCAATATCCTCCTCTAGTCCTGACCTGTACCCTGCTTGGATTGCTCTGGCTCTTCTTGTGGGGGTTGCCATAGTTGACCCTCTTCTCTTCTTAGCCACAGTAACCTCGCATTCTCTACTACCCTTTCAATGTTTCCGTCATAGGCTTCGACCACAGCATTCCACAGGTCTTCCTCTGTTTCACACTCAGCGAGTATTTTCTTAGCTTTCACTGGACCCACCCTGTGTAGACCTACGATGTTGTCTGCCCTGTCCCCTGTGAGTATCTGCTCATAGAAAAAAGACAGGCCCTCAAACTCTGAGACCTGCTGCCAGACGTTTGTTCTAAAGTTGAAGTGATAACAGGGAAGTTGAAGCATGTCCTTGTCGATGGATGCTACCACACAGGACGGACCTTCAACACTGGACGCAATACCAATCAGATCATCTGCTTCTTCATCACTGGAAAGGATAGCACTGTAGTTATCCTGTAAGTACCAGCGGGCATAACCTAGATACTTAGGCTTTTCTCTGACAGAACGGTTACCTTTGTAAGGATAACTTGTGGCAATGTCATACCGGAAGTTACCATCACCTGTCAGGTACACTTCGAAGTCTTCTACCTCAGATGAGTAGCAACAATTACGTACAATCCAGTCGATCAACTTGTCGATCTTAATCTGGGTGTCGATCTCATTGCCATCATCTGAGGAGTAAGCAGCCCGGTAAGCTACAATGTCGCCATCAACGAGGACTTTGCCCCGAGAGGAGAGAGGAGGAGAACTAGATAGTAACATTGAACCTACCGGACTACTATTCTTTTAGAACGGAATGTCGTCGTCTGCAAGGGCTTCCGCTACCTTCTTGCTTTTAGTAGCAGGAGAGGGACTGTTTGTCGCAGGAGCCGTAACAGAAGTCATATCCTTAAAGAAGGAGTTGAGACCAGCACCACCGCTGTCCCCTTCACCAACGTGAGGGATATGATTGACTACTTGGATAGCTTCCAAGCGTGTACCCTTACGTCCAGTACGGGTGTCAAACACTGCTGCACGTACACGTCCAGACGATCCGTTACCAATCAGGCCATCCTCTTCGAGGCTCCACTTGGTACCATCAGGACGCCCAACAGGAGGAGGACCACCAGCCCACTGGTTAGGTGCTGTGTGTGGGCGTGTCAGTCGTACAACAGTACCACGTCCCTCAGGATCAGGAGACATCTTCTTCTGACAGCCAGCAGCCTTTAGCTTCTTGGCGTTGGCATCATCCATAATGATACTGAGTTGGTATTCACCATCAGTATCCTCAGAGAAACGGTAGTCTCTGTTCTGTTCGAACACCTTTGCCCATTCAAAGATGCCTTCGATTTCTACGAGTTGAGTCGGCATTATGCACTCCTTTGTCATATGCAAGTTGAGATATAAGGTATCAACATATAGCTGTCAACACCTTTAGTGAGTATCTGCCCAATTTTTTCCTACGTCATAGGTACCGGGCGTTGGTATCTTGAAGCCTAGCTCTTCACCAGTTTCAAGAAGGGTGTCAGCTATGAGTTGACCCATAGCCTTGGCGTCTGCTTCCTCTCCGATTACCTCCACTTGGTACTCGTCA